GGATACTTTACGTTGGATTTAAAAGATAGTAGATCTTTTTGGTTGTAAACTGTATTTTTTAACTTCAATTTATCACGGATAGTTTTGGCATGGAATAATGCATTACTGAAATCTATTCCTGTAAACTTAATATTTTTATTATTGTATGCAAGATAATTTGTAATAAATCCTGTGCCACATCCAGCATCTAGAACATTTGTGTTGTCAATACAATATTTTTGTATGAAATTAATATACCTATTGCCTTTGTAGTATTTTTTTATATCAGTTTGTGTATATTTGCCTGGAAAACTATGCTTGTCATAAAAATTTTTTACATTATCTTTACCATACTGTTCAAACATTTTTTGTCTTTTAACAACAATATAATCATAGTGCTTCTTACTCCAATTTTTATAATAACCTTTTTTCTTTAAAACTTCTACGGCAGGTAACACTTTATCAAGAGTATTCAATCCAATAATAAAGTATTCACCTTTGTTTGTCCATCCTGGATACTTGCTCCTGGTTCCATTAGCACGTCCTTTAAGGGCAAACAGATTGTGTTTTATAATAATTTTATTTGCATTGTCTACAAACGTGTTTCCTATAAACCATTTAGCATTTGGAGGCATAATAATTAACATTTGTTTGAATTTTTTATTATTGATTAGTTTTGTAATTGAACGAGCAACAAACTTTCTATAATCACCTTTTTGATAGATTGAGTATGTAGTTTCTCCTTTGAGTCTCGCTTGTTTTGCATATGGACACACCGGAAATTTTCCACCATAAAATTTATTAGACTGTTCAACAAAATTAATTGTCCAGTTGGTAATATCTTGCCTTACATGTTTAACAATTTTATTTGTATACATATGGATCTTTTTTTCTAAGTTCCTTAACTTTTTTGCGATATGCAAAATACAATTTTATTTTTTTAACTAATTTTTTAATCATCGCTTTTTGTTTTAATGTATGCTTGTTGTTCAATCTCAATTTCATCTGCTACCTTATCTTCGAAAGCAAAGTATTGATCAGCAAATGGTTTGATGTATTCAATGAAATAATCATAGTGGTTCTTAGGGCCAACGTGTTTAAATTTTTTGTGCCATAAACTAGGTGAACTTGGATTATCATGGCCTATAATGCCTTTTGGCTCTACGTATTCTTTTATTTGATCATAGAATGTTCTTGTAAGATCTGTAATTAATCTATCTGGAGCAAAATGCGGTACCCTGTTTTCCGATTCAAGCAGTTCTTTTTCTGTCATTGAAAATATAGGACTATCAGGCACAATTAAAAATGGAATGCCTTTGGTTTTACAATACGATACCACTAAACTTAAATGTTTTATTGTGTTTAACACAAAACTATCTAAAGTTGCGTAGTTGTCTTGATAATATTTTTTTGTTTCAGGAAAGTGATTCCCAGTGCTCCAATATTGATATTTGTCTTCTTGCATTATGTCAACAGGTTTGTGTTTTTCATTTTTAAGTTTTTCGATCATATTATTTGGTAATAACCAATCCCATTTGTCCACAGGAGTAACTTGTAAGAATAAAATGCAATTGACCTCTTTGTGCATTTCTAACAATGCACGAGTGCATATAGCTTCATTTCCTTGTCCATAGTAAGCTAGATCTGTGTAGTTTTCTAATTGATAATTTTTAATTACAATATGTTTCCATGTGTTCCACAAATATTCATTTTTGTTATTGTATGAACAAGAATTACTGGAACCTGAAAAAATTACCTTCATACCATATAGTTTAACACAATCCCTCCTGTGCCTACAAGGAATAAAACACCATTAGTAACAATTAAGGATGGTTCACGCCACATGCAGGAAACTGCAAGCCATATGAGACCTCCTAATGCTAATATGATAGCCCCTAGGGGGTAGATGCCAAAAGCATTTATACCTGTGCCTACAATTAACACTGCGGTAGCAGTCCATTTGAGAAAAGTGTCTAACTTCATCTTGCTATGTCTAGTAATACTTCTAAGTCCTCAAAATCTTCACGTTCAGCGGCCGCACTGTCTTTGAATCTTACATTGATTGCTTTCATTAATACCGCTGGTTTTATGTTAAGTTCTAGTGCAACTGATTTAACTGTGTCACGCAAGCCTTCATTCAAATCCTGCACTTCCTGTTTTACATTTGTGCCTTGTTGTATAATCTGTTTGATCTTTGCTTGATCATCAGAACTAAAGTTAGCTATCGCCATAATAATCTCCTTTTGAAAAGTTTATTATACAATTACAAAATTTATTTGTCTAATGTTTTCTTTTGGTTTTTAAGATCAAAATATCTACGGCCAGGAGATTTTTTATGACTACGCATGCCTCTGCTACCAGGGGACTGTGGCTTTTCGATTTGTTTAGGATAATTTACAAGTTCACTTATCTTCATCGTTGTATTTACTTGTATCTTTGTAACTAGTACCTTGAGCACCAAACTCTGTCATGTAATCATCTGATGTTCCGCCTGTGCGTTTGTTTTCAACTGTGTAAACACTTTGGTCAATTTTGTATCCTGGATTGCGTGTTAACCTTTTTGTGATGTAAGCATCATCAGTCCATACAATTCTATTGTTTGGATAAATGAAAAAGTTTCCATCATCCATTTTAAATGTGTGTCCGCATTTGTGTTCTGGATCTTCAGCAAAATTACAATCTAAATTGCCGGCATGATTTTCCCATGACCAATCCAATGTAAACATATATTCGCCCCAATGTCTTCCACCTTTTAAATCTATCAGTTCTGCTCTGCGTCTTGCAAGTCTATGTCTAACATTTACATCAATGTAAGGGGAAAAGCAGTTCCAATAGTGATGCATTTCAATTGGATGTACAGGAGCATCTTCTTTCCAACAGAATGCCATGATAGGTCTGCGTGTCCAGTTGACTCCATTTTCCATTAATGCTTCGAATAGGGGCACTTTGTGTTCCATTGATGCAACAGAATGCACTTCTGCAACAGAAAAATCACCATGACCTTTTTGGTGGTCATACATGTATTCGTCTCTAATTAAACATGTAAAGGGAGGAAGATTATAATTCAAGTAAGCCATTAAAGCTACTTATTTCTTTTTGCGAGGCTTGTTGGAAACGTTGATTGCTTTTCCACGTCTTTCTGGATTTTTGTCTTTTGATCTTTTTCTTCTTACAGCGGCCGCGATTGCTTTCTTACCGCCTTTGGCTCGCAGTGATGCCGCTCTTGCTTTGGATAAACATTTTGGTTTACCTTCACCTTTTTTTCTGTCACCACATTTACCTATACGTTCGCCTTTGGTGTTGTAGCGATCCCAACCTCCGCCTCCAGCTCCGCCTTTTTTGCCTTTGCCAAACCATGCACGTAGTCCTGCATGACTGCTTTCACTTACTCTATCATGATAATCACATGAATTGAGATCATCATAATTTTCATGGAAATATGATACAGCTTCTTCTTCGTTGTCAAAAAGTTTTACTGGTTGATTAAATTTGTCTACTACAAGATATCTGTCTTCACGTTTGACACAGTTGGGAACACGTTTGCCAAACATTGTTTTGAAGCCTTTGCGTTCATACCCTTTCCAACATCTTGTGCCTTCTTGGAGTTCTACTAACCTCATTTTTTCTTACTCTTGTTACCCCAGTTCTTTGCACCAACTTTTCTGCATCTAACCAATGCTCCTGATGCATATGCAGATGGCCAAACTTTGTATCTGGATTTTACTTTGTGATAGCAGGCATCTTTCTTTTCTGCCAACTTTTCAAATTCATCTTCTGTGATTGCTATGTCGTTAAATTTTACCAATTTCTACAACTCCAATATCTTGCTTTTGTTTTTGGTCCTGGATTGTCGCAGTTGTGCCGTGCCCTAAATGATCTGCGTCTTGCAGGATTTGATTTTCTTATACGCATTGTTTTTCTTTTGGCAGATGTACCGCCATGTCCAAAGTTTACTTTTTTAATGTTGCCAGTCTTAGGATCTTTCACGTACACTTTAAATTTTTTGACGTCACCACGTGTTGGCTTGTTTAGTTTTACCTTGCGTCCTCTGTATTCTGCTTCCCATATTTCATCAGTTGGATATGCCAACACACCAAACGTTTCATGGAAGTCTGCATCGTCTCTTAATGTTAGTTCATCTTCTTTGGGGAAGTCTTTCCCAAATTCTACGCCGTGTGTATCGCCAATGGCTCTGTTTAACATCTGCATGGC